CATCATCTATATATACCTGCTTAAAATACACTCCCCCACACCCCCTATTCCCGCCGCCGCCGGCAGAGGGCACCCGCGCCAAACAAATGAAAAATGGGTGGAGTGAATGACAGGGCGTTTTCGGCACGCCCCGACCGGGGCGTGCCTTGAGCGCGACTTTCGGTCGCCAGATGGCGTCATTGCGTGTGTTTTCGTGACTCAAAGTCATAAATGCTATCTAAATGACCGGGGCGCGGTTTTAATGAGCGTGTTTTTCAGCGCGGTTTTCCGTCCTTGACTTTTGTACCACAATTTCCGCGTTTGCACACACCCGGGCGGAGCACGTATCTAGTTTTAATTTTGCACGCTATGTACGGAATGCGGATCAGTGTACCGGAACGGACAATTAAGTCGTAAAAACTTCCTCGTGGTACCTGAATCATCGGTTTCACAGTGCCACGCACGCCAATTCCACTGGACTTTGCTCGGGAGCGGTCTTATTTTCGGTCCAGTCAGGAGGCGGTAAACAGACTTTATGGCGGGCTCGCACCGTATAACTGTGGAGCGAGCGATCTTCAGGGCACGGATGAGCGAGGAGACGGGCTCCGCTCCACAACTCTATCCGTCGCTCCTGGTCGTCCGCGTCGATCCGGTGCCGACCTCCGCTTTCGTGCTCGATTTGCGTCGCTTGCCCCGGATTCCCGACCACATCTTTCTCCACAACTTGCCGAACGGTCCTTGGACGGAGTCGATTTGGTACGGCTCCATCACCCAGAGGGAACTGAACCGGGCGCTGGAGGCGATCGTGGAGGAGCTCTAGGTAATTTTTCCCCCCTTTTCCTGTAGGTAATCCGAAGATGTCTGTCGATTCCGGCTGCCCCTCGACACCCCCGGTAAAGCTGCTGTACCAGCGTCACTCACCGTTTGCGATAGCGCCGGCGAAGGCGACGTCCGGCTCTGCCGGTTACGACCTGTTCAGCGCCGCTGACGTGGTGGTCCCGCCACGCAGCAGGGCGTTGATTCCTACGGATCTGTCTTTCCAGTTTCCCCGCGGTGTTTACGGCCGCATCGCCCCTCGTTCGGGCCTGGCCGTCAAGTTTTTTATAGACGTGGGTGCCGGGGTGGTGGATAGCGATTACCGCGGCATCGTGTCGGTGCTGCTGTTTAACTTTTCGGAGCACAATTTTAACGTGCGCCGAGGTGACCGCATCGCCCAGATGATTTTGGAGCGTCACCTCACCCCGGATCTGGAAGAGCGCTTCGCTCTCGATCAGACGGAACGCGGCTCCGGGGGTTTCGGGTCCACGGGTGGGTTTTAGATCTGGGATTTGTCCCCTTTTTGTAGGAGCTGTCAGAGAACAGCGAGGCTCCGGACGAGGTTGACTTTGTGGTGCAATTGGCCGCGGCGCTCGAGGCAGATAACGAGGCCTCTGCCGGCTGCTTCTGCGAAGCCGATTCTGGGAAAAGCACCTGTTCTCTGTGCTCTTGGACCCCCTGTACAATTCTCTAGGTATGATTGTCTCTCTTTGGACCCTCGTTGTAGAAGTGGTAAACGCGTGGGATCGGTGGTGCGGTCGTCGGGCTTACCGCTATTACGTGGACCGCGATCTGCTGTTGCAAGTGCATGAGAGTCTGCGCAACGCCTTGGAGAAGACGATTGGCGTTGGCAATGGTCTCGCCCGGATCGGAGACGGAGAAAACCGCAGATTCTGAGAAGCGCGGCGACTACGCAATGGGTCCCGACGATCTGTTTGTGGCTCTTCTCGCGGTCTTTGCTGTACTATCTCTGCTATGGGGGTTGCTTTTGGGGCTTTTGTGCGGTCCGCCCGAGGGCGAAGCACTAGCTTACTGGGAATGGTATTGGCGAATCTGTAACGCGAGGGTCCCTTAATAAAAATCCTATGCAAAACTTAACATGTGGGACTGGTTTTTTCTAGGGAGATGACGGGATCTCGGGAACGGTACTGGGAATTGGTTGAGAGTCTGATTCGTAGAGGTATCGTCAGCCGCCAGCAATGGTTTTACTGCGATCGCTCAGAATACGGTTACTTTACGAAACGGTATCGGGGTGAGATGAAACTGTCCTGCTTGTTCCGGGACGTCCGCCGCCACATGTTTTGGACCAAGTGCCTGGCCGACTACATGTTGACCGGAGACTTCGGGTACACCCCGATCGAAGAGAACCCCTTTTATAAGGTGTTGTCGCGCAACAGTTACGATCCCGCGCTGGTGGGATCGATGTTGATCGCGTGGGCGTCGCGTCAGTCGAGACGCAACACCGTGTGGATCCGCGGTCCGCCTAACACGGGCGCCCCGTACTTGGCCGAAGCGATCGCTTATTGCTGCCCCTTGCTGACGTGCGTCGACTGGCGCAACAAGATGAACCCGTTCGAGAGAGGTTTCGAGTCCCTTCTGTTCTGGTGGGACGGAGGCCACGTGCCGCACAAGAGCGTGGGCTTGTGCCGGCAGGTGTTCAGAGGCGAGAACGTGATGTTCCCGCGAGAAGATGGCCAGATGAGCGAGCTGGTGCGCACCCCGGTGCTGATGTACTCGGACCACGACGTGTGCCGAACGATGATCAAGTACGGGGTTTTCAGCGATGAGTACTCGGAAAGCCTCCGGAACAGCATGTACTGCCTGGATTTATCGGTTCCCACCGAGGGGAGCGAGTGCGTGACCTGCGGTGACGCCAAGGAATTTTTCGCGTGGGCGTATCCCCGCCGGATGGACTTTGACTTTTTCAAGTGAATTGCTTCCGCGTAGGCGGTGGCGCGCTATTTTCGTCCGTTTGCCCGAATGACCCGGTCACGAGTTCGAGCCGTAATCTCGCGAGACGGGGCATTTCTCGCGCGAATTCCCGAATAAAGACCTCGAGAGCGTATTCTGAGCATAAAGTGGTGTTTTTTATTGAGGGGATGTTTAAGCGGATACTTTACAGAAGGGGTAACAAGTGATAATAAGGCGGAAGGGGAGGGCTTGGAGCGATTCTCGGAGCATTTTACAGGCGTCGAGCAGTTTTTCGTTGCCGTAGGCCGGTTCGATGAGGACCTCGAATCCGCCGGGGATGCGCGTCAGGGCGTAATTGCGCCGAACGGCGCGATGAGAGAGCAGATTGTAGAGATGGGAGAGCGGATTGATCTCGTAGCGGAGATGCCCGTCTCGCCCCGGAGGCCCGATGGTGACAAAATTGAAGTTAGTGATGCCGATGTAGGGGGACGGGTTTTTGGCCTGTTCCCGATGGAAGTACTCTTGGACCTGATCGAGCCAGTAGGTGCAGATGACTTTGCTGGCGCTCTGACACATGAGACTGAAAGGGTTGAGACAGGTGCAGTCGTAGCGGACGTGGGGCAGCCGGTGGTCGTTGTTGAGGTCGGTGGTGACGGTCCAGAAGGAGTTGAAGAATCGGCAACGGGCCCGACAGCTGGGCATGCAGTAGTGGGGCAGTATTTCTTCAAAGGAGACCGTTTCCTTTCTCCTGTAGGGGAACATGCGGTCTCCTTTGACGAATTCGAGGAAGAGAAGATCCAGCGCGAGATGCGCCGGCGCCACGAGTTTTGCGTTAATGCACTCGAGCGTGATGGAGTGTACGCTGTCCTGAGAGGGGAAACGAGATAACAATTAGAGGAACTCTACGGAGACGGGATAGGGGAAGGTTTTGAGGACGTGGAGGAAGCAGGGCATGTGCCGGAAATGTTTGTGCGTCCTGGGCAGCGTGAGCCGGATAGCGCCGGCGACGACGCGCACCATGACAAAGTCCCCCCGCGTAGAGTCGCGGTAGATGTTGACGACGTTGTCCAGGACTTCGACGGGGGATCGGTGATGGCAGAGCGGGCAGTGCCTGCACAGGCGGGAGACGAATCGGTCGAAATGGACCGGGAAGGGGTCGGAGTCTACGGGTCTATCGCAGATTCTGCGATGCCAGCGGGGAATGATGAAGGCGGCGAGGGCCTGACAGAAGAGCGACATGGGCTCTTCGCACTCGCAGACGTAGGAGACGGTCCACGCGGCTCGATAGGCGTTTTTGGGGTACGCCTTGGCGAGCGCCTGGACCGCGAATTGGGATCGGAAGGGCCTGAGTCGGAAGGGGAAGGAGGAGGGGACGTAGAAGGGCTCGGAGGGGAAGGGACATAGCGCCCTGCCGCGCAGGAAGGCGAGGAAGCGCCTGTCAAAGAACAGGAGGGCGGATACGTAATGGTAAGGGGAGCTGAAGTTGACGGTGTACGTGTGCTGACACGTATCGCCGAGGAAGTCACGATGGAACCGGTAGACGAGGTCGACGGAAGGAGGACTCCGATTCTGCAGGAGAGAGAGAAAACGTGCTTTATTGGAATGCTAGAATTCGGGGGATCGTACAGCGTGACTGCCGCAGATCTGGCAGAGGGGACTGTCGCGTTTACAATGCATGGTCGCGCCGCAAGACACCGTGTGAGTCACGGTGGAGATAAAGTCTTTGAGTTCGCGCCTGGGGTTGAGGCAGGTCGGGGTCTGGTCGTGCGGGGCGGTGAGGAAGAGGATGGAGGCGTTACGACACATGAAGGAGTAGGCGATGGAGACGTTGGAGCAGTGGATGAGCATCTGCGGCGCCCGCACGAAAACGGGTTTTTCGTGGATGTAACATGTACCCGAGTTTCCTTCCATAAAGTGTAGGGTGAGAGTGGACGGTTGCGTTTCGACGAAGGGCACGCAGTAGAGGGAGGTGTGGGGCGCGATGGCGGCGAGGCGCGCGGTGTCGTTGAGGTCTCCGTCGGAGATGGCGAGCGGGAAGCAGGAGAGGAGGACGTTGTAGAGGAGCTTGGCGTTGGAGAGCCTGCTTCCGCAGAGGACGAGGGTGTTGATGTCGCCGTCCAGCCACTTGCGGAGGGTGATGGCGAAGAGCGCGGCATCGTAGCCTTCTTTTTCGAGCACTTGATGGAACCAGTTTTCGTCGGGATTGTAGAAGGCGAGCCGCAGAGAGTCCGGGTTGTCGGTGGGCAGCTGGGCGTAGAGACTGCGATGGCTTCCGAAACGATCTCGGAGAACGGCGATAACGCACTCTTTTTCTTCGGGGCGGAGATGGTAATCTTGGTGTTCGACGTGCTCGTCCCACTGTGACTGATGGGCGATGCCGTCTCGGAAGAGCTTCTCGACGAGGACTTCCATCGCCGACGGAGCCTTGTGTCGTGTGGGAGAGGTTCGCGGTGTCTTGGTGGTTTGAAAGGAGGGCGTGGGCGGCGCTTCGGCGGACGCGTCGTCGTCATCGCTGGTGACGTCGCGCGCGAGCGGCGATTTCCTCTTAGTCTGGAAGAGAGAGGATATGATCAAAGTGCTGACGGCAGGTACTGCAGGGAGGGTCGATCCAAGCGGTAGAGCAGAGAACCCCGAAGTCGTTTTTACAGTCGAAATCCCTGTCCCCCTCGTGTTCCCTGAGTTGACGCAGATAGTGTACTAACTCGCTGGCTAGGAAGGAGGCGCCGTCGTCGTTGGGCGAGTCGAACTGGATGATGAGATGGAATTTGGGGTTGGTGGGCAGCTGATCGGGGCGCGGCAGCTTGTTGAGGCGGACGACGCACTTGATCTCCTCGATCTCGACGAGTTCTCCTTGGTAGGGAACGTTGAAGGAGCGCCCCCTGAGCATTTCGTTAACGAGCGGGTTTTTGAAAGGAAAGTCGTGATGGAGAGGCGGAAAGTAGAGGAGCTTGGTGACCTCCCTGACGGGCACGAAGCGCTCGAAATCAAAGTCGTTGATGTGAGAGGTGAGGACGCAGTGGAACATGCGCAAGATGGAGTTGGTAAAGGTGTCGGCGCAGGTGGCGGAGTCGCCGACGACATAGAGGGTGTTGATGGTGTCGTGCAAGCGGGAGATGGTGTAATCGCTGAGCCACCTCCCTAGCATGTAGGTGAGGGTAAAGAGGTTAAAGCCTTCTCTTTCGGCAAAGCTAGCTAGCATTCGCGAGGAGGTTTCCGTAGGGCAGGGAGAAGGGGCGTTATTGATGAGGGTTTGGTAGAGACTAAAGTTGCAGTAGGTTTTCCTGGCTTCGAGCAAGATCATTTTTCCCTGGGGCCCTATGCCGTGCCGAGCGAACTGCTCGGGATCCCTCAGCCTCCATTCGGACTCGGTAAAGATGTGCCTCTTTTGGAGGCTATAGGCGAGCTCAGTGGGGTTTTCGGTGGCGAGACGCTTACTGCTGCTGCCGCTGTTGCTGCTCTGCCTGGACCTGCGGCTCTGGAGGAGGGGGAGAGATGGGTTCAAAGACGGTTAGTTTGGGGCGCTTGACTAGCTGCGCCTTGTGCGCTTCCGCGAATTTGATAATGAGCTTGGAAGCCCGGAAGAATTTTTCCTGGATGTTAATGTTGAGGGGGAGAATGGCATAGCGCTGGTCGAGCACGCACCAGCGGAAGGAGTCGGAGACGGGGTCTGGGGAGTAGGTGAGCCAGCTGAACTTTTGGTTCTGCTGGAGGTAGGCAAAGTAGGCTTTGAGGAGCACGACGAGCTCCTTGCTGATGTTGTGAGCGTAGGAGTAGAGGAAGCGGGAGAACTGGAACTGGGGGATGTGGCAGGAGAGGATGTGTATTTTGGCGTTGACCTTAAGCGTGGGCACGTTGCCGATGGCGGTGCGCGGCGCGAGGTTGTGGAGCACGACAAAGACGTAGAAAGCGGTACAGTTGGCGGAGCGCGCAAAGAGCTTAGAGGGGAGAGCGTGAAAGAGAACCGAGACGCTAGAGCCGGAGCAGAGCTTATCCATGCACTCATCCATGACGATGGCGATGGGTCCCTGTCGCGAGGCGTTAACGTAGACGTTGTCGGGATGCTCGATGTTGAGGTTTTCGGGCGAGGTTGCTTCTTCGTACGTCATTTCGACGAAGTCCGGTCGAAAGGTGCACGTTTTGGGCGCGAACGTTCCGTCTTGGCGGCAGCTGTAGTTGGACTCGAGGAGCTGGAGGTTCCAGGCCGTCTGTTCCACCGGCGGGATCATATTCTTCTCCGGGGTAACGAAGATGACCGTCTCCGGGATGGGTTGGAGCATATCGCAGGAGATGAGGGCTCTCAGGAGATGACTCTTCCCCGACCCCGTCGGCCCGTAGATGACCCCGATGACGGGCTGCCTGCCCATGTTGAGAGAGGGCAGCTGCCCGTCGACGAGGAAGCGGCTGTCTTCGCGCTCCTGCCGCTCGACGGCGCGTTGCACCTCGAGAAACCTCTCGTCCACGCCCCCGAGACTGTAGAAGTCGTCGAAGCTGGGAAATTTCTGTTCGCGAAAGAGATGTGGGGCTAGATCCGCCGCCCCGTCGTACCACCCCGTGACCCGCTTGTAGAACTCTCCCGACTCGAGATACTCTTCCTCTCGATAACGCCATATTTTTCTCTTTTTAGGCTCGGCGTTCATGGGTCGCCGAGGAGCTCCAGGATCTCGTCACAGTCCTCGACGGAGAGAGAGCGGTCGGGGCCGAAGTCGAGGAAGTCTTGGTCGTCGTGGTCGTCGCGGGCCAGCTGCACGGCGCTGCGCGGCAGACGGAGCGGGGCTAGCGGATCTTCGTGACCCACCGGGGGCACTCTCCGGACTTCGTCGGCGGTGCGCGGGTTGGGGTGCTCGGTGTCGTAGGGGTAGAGGTAGTCCCCGTGTCGGTACTGCGTGAGATCCTTCCAGGGTCTGAGGACGCGCGTGAGCTGCTCGTTGTGGATGGTGAACGGGTCGTATCGGCTGACCTTGTTGAGCAGCGTGGTCTTGAAGATGGTCCGTCGGGTGTGCAGCTCGGGAATGGCGCTGACGGCTCCGTACGACTCGTCCTCATACCTCTGCCAGCAGCGCTCGAGCGTGTCGTATATAAGCTCCGCCTGCCGGTGTCCCTTGGACCGGATTTTCCCGGTGCCCACGTGACCGCATCGGGGGTCGAGACAGACGGCGTCCTTGAGCCCGTAGAGCTTGGGGGCGAGGAAGATGGCCTCCGAGCTGTAGGTGTCGCCGCCGCAGCGTTTGCACTTGATGTCGCAGTCGCAGGCCCAGTAGAGCGCGGGGTGCTCGGGGTCGAAGGTGAGACGGGTGTCGGGGGTCTTGATGCGATGGGCGCCCCTTTCCTTCATGCGGCGGTAGCCGGACTCGGTGACGAAGAGACTGTCGGTGTCGCCGTAGAGGGTTTGGGGGTCCCTTTGGAGTAGGTGTGTCCCCCTGTCCGGCCCGTGCAGAATCTCGCACCACTCGCTGAAAAAGGCCCGCGACCAGCCCAACACGAAACAGGCGATTTGCGTGGCGTACCGTTTATTTTCGACCATTTTGTCTAAATTTTCCAGATGTAACACGGTCAACGCTTCGGGGGGCGCGTCGAGCAACCGCATGGGCTTGAAGACGGTCTCGTTGGCGGGCGCGTAGTGGGCGTGGCCATCGCCGAGGGGCTCCTCTATAAAAGGGGGCGCGCGCAGGGCTTCCTGCAGTTGGTGATCGACTTCCGCCAGGGACGCCTCGCGTGCGGTAAGTGCGTTTTCGACCTTACTGGTACTCTCGCCCTCCTCCTCCTCCTCCTCCCCCTCGTATTCTTCCTCGTCCTCCCCCTGGTCCCCCTGCTGTGGTGGGTCGTAGCGGAAGTAGCGGTCGAGTTCGGGTTTCCGGAAGGTGCCGGCCCCGGGGGCGTTGGCGGGGCAAACGAGGGTGCCCGTGAGGGAGTCGTGATTGAGGAGTGTCACGTGACGGACGATCTGGGTGCCCTCGTAGATGCCTTGTTTGTCGTCCTCGGTGAGGTCCTGTTCGAAGAGGATGCGCGTGGTGTCCATGTTGGTGGCGAACGCGCCGTAGAGGGCGTTGCTGAGCATTTTGGAGATGGAACGCATGACTTCGTTTTTTTCTCGGTCGGCTTTTTCTTTGGCCGCGATGTTTTTGCTGACGTATTCCGCGCAGACGGGTTTCCACGTGGGGAAAACGATGTTCATGTCGTCGTGGAGGGCCGTGACGGCCCACCCTCGGTTGTGCAACGTGAGGATGTCGAGGACGGTGATGACCTCGTCGTACAGCGCTTCGTTGGTCCACACGAGGCGCCCTCCTCGCCGGGAGCAAATGGGCGGCAGCGTGTCCAGCTGTTCTGCGGGCGGCGGATAAGCCTCGACTTTTAGGATGCACGGTTTGATCCGGGGGTCGAAGTAGCTGAGCGGGCGCTCGCGGCTCATGAGGTCGTTGAGTTCGTCGACGTGCTTGGCCGTGAACTTGGGATCGAGGGGCATGCCGTGAGGCATGGGGTGCGTGAGGGCGGAGGCGTACATGCCGCAAATGTCGAAGACGTACACGGGACGGCGGTAAGGCCCGAGGATGCTGGGGTAGCATCGACCGCCGCGCAGGGCCTGCCGTATGTACTTGAACATGGGTCGGTGCGGGGCGTAGATTTCGGCGACGTAGTCGGGCGAGAGGGTCCTCTTTTTCCTCTTGGGGCGCTTCTTTTTCTTGGCGTCCGGGTCGGCGGCGGCGTCGTCCGGAGGAAGGAGAGCCGCCTTCTTTCTCCGTTTGGGCGGTTTGGGTGGCGGGGGCGGTTCGAGAGAGGCGAGGAGTCCGGCTCGTTCGTGCTCCTGGACGTACGACGTGAAGGTAAGTTGTTTCCAGAAGGCGTGAGTATTGCTGGGGATGGTGGGCCTGAGGAAAATATTGAAGTGTCCGTCCATACCGAGTTCTTCGCGAAAGTACTTGTCGTAGCTGTGGTGGAGGGTGAGCGCGAGTTTTTGGGTGACGCGCACGTCCTGCATGCAGTACTCGAGGCAGGCCTGCACGATGTCGTAGGGCTGGCCGGGATGCTCGTCGCGCCAGAGCTGCTTCTGCTCGTCGATGACGGAGGGATCCTCCCAGTAGCGGGCGACCGGGAAGCCGTCTTCGTCCCGTTCGAAGGAGCCGAAGGAGACGTGTTCGTTGACGGCTTCGTAGGGGCACTGACCCTTGGCGAGCTCGAGGGCGTAGGCGCCGGCGGCCTTGGCGAGTTTGGCTCCGCTGGTGAGCTGGAGCGTGTCGCGCACCATAAAGCGGACGAGGACGGATCGGGAGTCCGTGTGAGAGACGACGCCCTTGGCCCAGCGATGGAGCCTCGTGGGGTCTTTTTTCTCAAAGTTTGGATTGGGTAAGTGGAACAGGACGTCGTTAAAGAGGAGCCGTCCGACGCGGGGCATGAAGAAGCGGTCGCAGCGACACGCTTGCGGGAAGAGGTCGCGCCGTTCGACGAGTTCGGTGGCGAGGAGGAGTTCGTCGAACTTGCAGATGTTGTGACCGATGACGACGATGTGCACGTTGTAGAAGTCGTCGGGCAGCTGGAGCTGTTGGGTAGGTCGCTCGAAGAGCTCGTAGGGGATGTCGTAGCGCGATCGGTACTTGCCTTCGCGCATGACGGTCCTGACGTACTCGTCGTTTGCCCGACAGTAGCGATCGACGAGGTCTTCGGCAAAGTGCTGCTGCAGTCGGGATCGGTAGGCGCGGAACCGCCTCGCGACGAAGCCTGGCCTGACGTCTAGCCAGTAGAAGCCCTCCTGGAGGCGTTTGAGTTCGGGGTCGGCGACGGCGAGGTCGGTGGCCGCGCGCACGAGCGCGGGGTCCCCGGTGAGCATGAAGCAAAGCATAAAGGGATGCATGCGCTTGCCCTTTTTCTCGAAGACGGTGTACGTCTCGATATCGTAGGTGAGAAAGAGCTGTTTGGAGTGGGGGTTTTGCGCGGGACAGGAGAAGCGAACGTGCTGCCAGAGATCGCCGCCGTACTTTTGCACGGCGTGATAAAAGAAAGAGGAGCGGCGCTCGTTACAGGTGTGGTTGCGCACCCAGTGTCGGCCGCAGGCGGGACAGGTTTGGACGGCGGTGCGGCTGATGATCCAGACCCACTGCCCGCGCTGGTCTTTGGCGACGAGCATGGGGGGAAGGACGGGGTCGTCGCGCTCGGCGACGCGCCGGACCTTGGCGACGCGCCCTCGGAAGCGCACGATGCCGACGTAGGCGGGTTTGAAGACGGGCAGGCGCTCGGGCGGGTTTTCCTGGTAGTAGCCGTAGTCGATGCGGTCGTAGCCGCGGGCGCGCTTGGTGCTGCCGACGAGGAAGTTGTGGAGCCTGAGGAACTTTTTCATGCCCTTGTGGAAGGGTCCCGGCTGCAGCCTGTAGGGGACGCCGTCGATGTAGTAGACGTTGGCGCGGATGGGATCCCCGTTGAAGGATTTGAAGTGGGTTTTGGCTCGGATCTGGGTGAGGGTTTTGACGAGCGCCGATTGCTCGGGGCCTAGAAGGGTGTTTTCGAGGGGCAGGCCCGCCTCGACGAGGGGAGGCGGTGGCGGCGACGAGGCCGAGGAGCTCATCGTCGCAGGCGATGCGGGGGCGCCGCGAGGGCGGGGCCTGCCGCAGCAGCGTGACGGGCGACGGCGATTTCCTGTTCCCTGTCCCTGAGCACGCGACGCAGGTTGGCGGTGATGTCGTCGTTGGTGTTGATGGCGACGATGCCCCGGAACTTGATGCGGAAGCTGATGTCGATGGAGTCGATGAACTCTTCGCTGAGGTTGAGTTGCTTGAGGACCTCTTCGATGTCACCGGAACGGTCTCTGTATTGGATATCGGAGAGAAAGAGTTGTTGGTCTGCCTCGTCCATGCCTTCGAACTGCCCGGTGCGCTCGACCATCATGAGAAAGTCGCGCAGGATGCGGCTCCAGAGTGTTTCGAAAATGGTGGCGGGGTTAGATTGCTCGCTCCAGATGCGTTTAAAGACGGGCTCGGCGTTGACGTCCCATCCGACCAGGAGGACCTGGAGGGTGGTGACGTCGACATAGCGACGGAATTCGCGATTAGAAATGAAATGCGTGTAGAGATAGTAGAGCGTGGAGGCGACGTGCTCGGCGAGAAAGAAGTAGAGAACCCACTTTCGTAGGAAAGACTCGGTGACGAGCGCGATGTCGGCGTCCCGCGTTTGCAGGAGCAGTCGGTAAAAGTCGTTGGTAAATCGAAAGAGTTCGTGCCTGCGCGCGGCTCCGCTGAGTTCTTCTTGCAGGGCGTCGATGGCTTCGAGAACGGTGCGGATGACTTCGTCGAGGAGCGTTTCTTCTTCTTCTTCCTCCTCCGCGGGAGGCGGCGGGACGGGCTCTTCCTCCTCCTCTACTACCATGGGTTCTTCCTCTTCGACGGCGGGCTCCGGTCGGGGCACGCGCCGGCGTCGGATGACGCGGGGCAGCCTATCGATGAATTCGCGCACGGCGCGCCGTCGCACGCGCCTCACCTGGGAGGCGGTGATGGCTCGTCCGGTTCGGTCTCTGGGCCGGAGTCCCCTTCTGTCGGTGACGCGGCGGTTGCGGAGCACGATGGCGCCGCCGGAGAAGCCGCCGCGCCCCCTGCTCTCGGCGTCGTAGTCCTGTCCCGTGGCCAGAGTGCTAACGAAACATCTCGCCATCGTTTCCGCAGGTTCCTCAGCGTGGTGATCTCTGGGATCTAACGCCGCTTGTCGCAGCAAGCTCTGCGTGTCGAGCTCGGCGAACGCGTCTGTGAAGAGCGTGAGCCAGTTTTCTTCGCCGAACACATCGGATCCAGGTAAGAATCGATACGTGTTTTCCGTGTTAAAGCGTTCGCGCGCGTAACAGAATAAGTAGTGGCACAGAGCGACGCGGAGGCGCCGAATGGCTTCTAGCAGGACGGCGTCGTCCCTGGACGCCGCTCGTAGGAGGATGTCGTTTTGCAAACCCGCTGCGCCGCTGCCCGAGAGATGGCTGCGTGCCGCCGCCGCCGCCGCCGCGGCGTCGTCGCCGTCGTCTTCCCCCACCGCCACCGCCGCCAGGTCGTCGCCTCCTCCCACGACGTCGCCGGAGCGCGCGACGTCCACGCCGCGTCCCCTGAGATGAACGTGCGCCATGTCGGAGGCGATGCGATCCATGAGTACCGCGTTGTGCATTTGTTGAAAGCTGTCGTGAAAGTTGTCGAGGTCGAGAAACCGCATGTAGGCCCCGACGTTGACGGAGTAGGAGCAATCGGTGAGGCAGGTCCAAAAGAGTCTTCGCGGGCGCTGCGCGGGCGGACTCTCGTAGCCGAGCTGCATAAACACTCGATTTTCGAAAAAGTAGTCGTTGAGCGCGCGATGCATGTACTGGTAGCCGAGCAAGAGATGAGGCGGCGGCAGCCGATGGTACGGATACGCCGCGACGTTGGGTCCCCCGGGGCTGAGATCGCGGAGTTGCATGAGACGGTAATCGTAGAGCCGACTGACGAGGGCGACGCTGTTGGGGTTCACGAGCGCCGGCTGATGCCTGACCATGGGAAAGTCTGAGGCGATGACGGGTTGGCAGAACCGAACCGTATTTAGACTTTGTCCGGTGAGCTCCGCGAAGACTCTGTAAGCCTGAAATTGAGCCCCTGACGTTTTTAGAGGAGGGTCCGTCACCCACCGTCACCGCCGCCGCCGCCAACATCATCATCATCACCACACCACCGACCATGCACCCGGTACTGCAAAACGTTCGGAACGCGAGCGGGGTCGAAGGACAGCAGCGTCGTCTACAGCAGCAGCAGCAGCAGCATCTTCCGCGCGGCGGGGATCCTCACCAGCGCTATCGACATCATCAAGCCGCAGCAGCAGCGCCGCAGCAGCAGCAGCAGCAGCCACCGAGCCGGAGTCGCGTGCGCCCTCCCACGCCGCCGCAGTACCCGGCTCAGCACGCGCTCCCGGGCGCGGCGGAGACGGACGCGTATTCGGAGGACGGAGAGGAGGGCGGTCCCCCCGTGTGCGGGCTAGCGGCCGGAGCGGATATAGATGAGATCAGGATGAGAGAGCGAGAGAGCGGGCGCCGCGGCGCGGTGCCCGAGACGAATTTGTTTAAGGCGAGCAGGGACGCGTTACCGCAGAACGACTACGACAGGGAGGCCATGTACCGCGCCGGACAGGCGCTGAGCGTGAACCGCCGTCGCGTGCTGACGGCGGACGACTTCGCCTACGGAGAGGGTCAGGACCCGTCGTTCACGCCGGGCGCGAACCACTTGCGCGCGGCGGAGTTGAAGCGCGCGTCCGAGCAGACGGCGTTCGGCGAGGAGATGCGCAACAGTTGCCACCAGACGCGCTTGCGTACGGCGCTGATGCGGCCGGAGTTGCCGGCGGGCATCTACTACCTGTACGATTTCGTCCAAACGTACATGGATCACCCGGACGGTCGCGTGAAGCTGAACCCGCAGTTGGTGCTGGTGGCGCAGCACGCGGGGAACACCATGCTGGCTCAGCGCCTGTGGTCGATCGCGGAGGAGAAAAACGCGTGGCTGCGCGATCTGATCGAGATGGCGTACATGATCGTAAACGATCCTTACTTGAGCACGGAGCAGCAGCTGGCCGCCGTGTGCACGACGGTGGTGGAGCTGAGCATGAAGTACGCCAAGATCGCGGCCAAGAACGGTTACCCGTCGATGGCTCAGATGGCCAAGGCTCAGGAATTTTTTTACCGCGTGATGGAAGCCGTGTTAGACTTGGGCGTGCAGGTGGGGGTGTACAACAACCGTCCGGTGCGCTTCCGCCAGAAGCGCATCAGCGAGATCCCTCAGATGTCTGACGCGGACTACATGTTCGGTTTGACCCAGGCGCTCGAGAACAGACCTCCTCAGGGCGAACTTTTCGCGTCGGACGAGGGCGAATCCAGCGACGGCGAGGAGCAGGACGCGGGATACGATGACGACTACTGAGTCGTTTTTGGCCCTGGCCCCTACGGGGCGCGAGGAGGTGGCGGAGGCCTTGAGCTCGCTGCCCGACGGAGGCGATGCGCGTTCCCTGCGGCACGCTCCGTACGCGAACCGGCTGCTTAAGCTGCAGACGGCGATGGTCCCTCCGAAGATAGACGGTACCTCCGAGCGAGTGGCGGAGGTGGTCAAGGGGCTGGCGGAGCAGGGCGCCATTTACCCCGACCAGATGGGGGCGATCCATTCGGATCTGCTGAACCGCGCGCACACTTGGAACTCGATGGGCGTGCAAGAGAGCATCCAGGCCCTGGTGAACGACGTCATTCACGGACAGAACAAAGCGCTGCAGGACGAGCTGTCTCGCACGCGCGAAATCGCGAACGCGTCGCTCCTGACTCAGTTCTTCGATAGCATTTACAAGACGGTAGATAGGGGCCAGCGTAACTTCGAGGGCTTCAAGAAGCTGCTGCGCCTGTTCGTCAACAACGTGCCCAACGCCGAGGTGTACGGCGCGGGCGGCTCGTTCAGCATGCAGATTAACTTGGGCGGCACGAGCCAGAACATCAACCTGACGAACGCCTTCGATAACTTGAAGGACATCTGGGGTGCCCGGTGGGACGCGGTGAACAACCCGCGCATCGGGGCCCTGCTGACGCCCAACACGCGGGCGCTGCTGTTTTTCGTGAGCGCCTTCTACGACTACGGGGCGATGGAGCCGGGCAGCTACCTGGATAACATCCTGCGGCTGTACAAAGAGGCCATCCGCGCGGACATCGACGCGGAGGGCGACGCCGTGATGGAGCTGGGCGAGGCGGGCGCTAACCTAAACCTGCAGTTCAACGAGTACAAAGACACGTTGAACTACCTGCTGCAGAACCGCCAGACGGTGCCGGACACGGCGCCTCTGGAGCTGAGCGAGGAGCAAGAGCTGCTTTTTAACTATCTGATGAGGCAGTTGAGGCAGGCGCTGAAGGATAGGATTCCGTCCGACGTGTCGGTGAGCACGATGGCGCAGTACGTGGACCCTCGTCTGTACCAGACGAACAAGGTGTTCATCGAGAAGCTGCAGAACTACCTGCTCGCGGCGCACGCCCGTAACCCGCACTACTTCCGCTCGATCGTGATGGACCGCAACTGGCGGCCGCCCGCGGGGCTGTTTACGGGCAATTACGTGATCCCGGAGCGCTTGCCGCTGGACTACTACGACGGCGACAGCGTGGTGGGAGGCCCGTCCCGCGACGAGTACTTCGATGACTATCCGTACGCGAGCCGTCCGCATCACGGCATGACGGCGCGCGAGCGAGCGGATCTTCAGGATCAGCTCCAAGACCTGACTAGCCGTCTGGACCAGAACTTGGGCGTGCAATCGGAGGCGGGCTGGCTGGCGGACCACCGCCTGCCAAACTTTTTCGACGGCGCGATCAATCTAGCGGACCCGGCTTCGATTCCGCTGCCCCTGTCGCCTTCGGACCAGTCGATGCAGTCGAGCCGCCGCAGCTCTCTGAGCAGCATGGACGGCATGTTTTCGAGACTGAACCTCTCGGGTCGCGGGGGCGCCGGGTTTTTCGCGAGCTTGGGTCCCTCGCTGGGGAGCCCCCGTCCGTCGAGCAGCGTGCGGCCCGGGGGCCTCGCGTTGGGGCTGAAGGGGACGGGTCCGATGCGGAGCTGCCGCGTCGGAGGGATGTCTGGCTCGGGCCTGGCCCGGAAGGCGCTGGCGGCGCGTTCGACGCGGGACGGCAAGAGGCTGCGCTTCTACTAGCGAGCGAGCGAGCGAGCGAGGTGAGGGGACGTTAGGCAAGACAGGGAGAAGCGCGAAAAAACGAGAGAGAGACGGAGACGACGCACGCGTGTAACGAAGGGAACTTACCGCCATTTCTAGCGTTCACGAGCGGCTGCTGCGGCGCGATGCTGGGTCACCACCACGAGTTCGGGTTTCGCGAAGCTGGGCACCAGCGGCCCTCCTCCTCCTCAGCGGCGGCGACGTCGGTTCCTCCCGCGCCTCCTTCTTCTCCGGTGTCGGGAGTCCCCCCGACGACGATGGGACAGCTGCAGCAACGCTATCCGGCGACGGTCCACGGATACCCTCCGGTGATCCCGGCTCCGGACTCGGCCGTGGACAACGGGACCGAGCTGTTCGTGCCGGTGCAGCGGGTGATGGCGCCTACGGGAGGACGGAACAGCATTAAATACCGCGATTACGCTCCCTGCCAAAACACCACCAAATTGTTCTACGTAGACAATAAGCTGAGCGACATCGACACGTTTAATCCGGAGGCGAACCATAGCAATTACCGAACGACCGTGATCCACAATCAGGATCTCGATCCGGCCACGGCGGCCACCGAAACGATTCAACTGGACAACCGATCCTGCTGGGGCGGCGATCTAAAAACGGCGGTGAAAACCAATTGCCCGAACGTCAGCTCGTTTTTCCAAAGCAACACGGTGCGCGTGAAACTGATGAGTTCGCGCGACCCGATTCCCCCGGGCACGCCGGAGCCCACGACGCCCGCGGCGGCGTACGCGCCCGCGGGCGCGCAGTACAAATGGTACGATCTGACGATCCCCGAGGGCAACTACGCGCTGCCCGAAATTATCGACTTGCTCAACGAGGGGATCGTGCAGCTGTACCTGAGCGAAGGGCGGCAAAACAACGTGCTGCGTTCCGACATCGGCGTCAAATTCGACACGCGCTACCTGAACTTGCTGCGCGACCCGGTGACGGGGCTGGTGACGCCCGGCACGTACGTGTTTAAGGGCTACCACCCGGATATCATTCTGCTGCCGGGCTGCGCCGTCGACTTTACGTACAGCCGGCTCAGCCTAGTGCTGGGCATCGCGAAGCGCGAGCCCTACTCAAAGGGGTTCGTGATTACTTACGAGGACCTCGAAGGAGGAAACGTGCCGGCGCTGCTGGACGTGGACGCTGCGCAGATGAGCGGTGCCGATCAGGACGTGATCGAGCTGGCGGACGCGAAGCCCTTGTTAAAGGACTCGAAGGGCGTGTCCTATAACGTCATTTACGACTCTAACAACCGTCCCGTGACCGCTTATCGCTCCTGGCTTATCGCGTACAACCAATCGGACTCTGCCGCGAATAGCACCACCTTGTTGACCGTGCCGGACGTGGGCGGGGGCATCGGCGCCATGTACACGTCGATGCCAGACACGTTCGTGGCGCCGACCGGGTTCAAAGAGGACAACACGACGAACTTTGCCCCAGTCGTGGGGATGAACCTGTTCCCCGCCCTCAATAAAGTTTATTACCAGGGCGCGTCCGCCTACGTTCAGCAACTGGAAAATTCCTGTCAGTCGGCCACGGCCGCCTTCAACCGGTTTCCCGAGAACGAGATCCTTAAGCAAGCTCCGCCTATTAACGTGTCCGCCGTGTGTGATAACCAACCCGCCGTCGTTCAGCAGGGGGTGCTGCCGTTGAAGAATTCCCTGGCCGGTTTGCAACGTGTGCTCATTACGGACGACCAGCGTAGACCTATACCTTACGTGTATAAGTCTCTGGCTACGGTTCAGCCGCGCGTGTTGAGCAGCGCCACTTTGCAGTAAAGCAGCCGCCGCGTCTTCGTCGCCGACCGTTGAAACCATGTCCATTCTGATCTCTCCCAACGATAACAGAGGTTGGGGCATGCGTCGTCGCAGTCGATCGTCTATGCGCGGGGTGGGCATCCGCCGCCGACGGCTAACCCTGCGCAGCCTCCTGGGGTTGGGTACGGTTAGTCGGCGCAGGAGAGGCGGTCGCTCCAGCCGCCGCTCGTCCAGACCCGCCTCGACCACCACCCGCTTGATGGTGGTACGCACCAGCCGAAGAAGGAGACGTTAACGGCCGCCGTCGACGGACGATCGGAGAGGAGGAGGTGGAGGAAGGAAGCACCTAAAAAATGTTATTGTCGGGACTTGTGTAAAAAACATCCAAGACAGCTATGCTCAGGCAAGAAAAAGAAATAAAAACAAATCGCGTTGAGGAGATCGACTACTGATGATTCGTCGCTATGTGCTACGCAGGAAGCGTTCGTCGACCATCTCAAGCGCGCGTTCAACTTCGCCATTATGCCTGCGGTAGTGCTTACGGGCGGCCGAGTCGCTGCTGGCAAAAGGAGATCCTCCGCCGCTTCTAGACGAAGAATGCCGGCTTCCAAGCTCCGTTCCACCCGCGGTCGCGCTCGGCGCGCCCTCAACGGTAGTAAACGCAAAGGCCGATTGCCGTCCGTAACGGTGCCCTCGCCGACGACCGCGTCGGCGGCGGAACGGGCAGCGCTGGCCAACTTGGCGACGCGCCTGCAGCGCGGACAGTTTACGGCTTGGCGATCGGCTAATTACCCCGCCCCCGCGGCCTCGGAGGCCGCTCTGGCGGCCGCCAAAAGCGGCGCGCCTGCTACGGCCAAGGATCTCACGACAGGGACGACCGCTACGGCGGTTCCCGTTTCAGGTTCCGGAGCGTCGCGAAGGAGTAGGACGCGCCGCCGCGGAGGAAAGCAACTGAAGGGTGGCATTTTGCCCGCTCTCATTCCCATTATCGCGGCCGCCATCGGCGCGATTCCGGGAATCGCGGGAACGGCCGTCGGCATAGCCAGCCTGAAAGAGCAACAGAGGCAATTCGATAAGATGTACAATCACAAATGAGAAGGAGAAGGATGAGGAAGGAGGAAAGAGGAGATGCGTGCGTGCGTGATGGGGGTGCTGTCTAAAGGCCGTTTTCAATAAAAACTTTTTATAGAACTTTTCGCCGCCGTCGCCGCCGTTTGTCGTCGTTGTCGTCGTCGTTGTCAACCGAGCGAGAGTCGGGCAGCAGCATGGATTACGCCGCGCTTTCTCCGCACGTCGGTAGTTGGGCTCTGCGAGACGGACACCTCGGAGACTCGAGCTTGCGCGGAGGCGCTATAAACTGGGCCAACGTGGGCTCGCGCCTCTCGAGCGCGCTCGGCACGGCGGGCCGTTGGATCTCTAACCAGGGGAACCGATTCCTCAACTCCCAAACCTTCGGTCAGATCAAGCAGGGCATAAAAGACAGCGGCGTCATTCGTAACGTCGCCAACCTGGCCGGCGAAACGCTAGGGGCGCTCACCGATATAGGCCGTTTGAAACTGCAGCAAGACTTAGAGAAGCTTCGCCGTAAAGCGCTCGGAGAGGACGGACCCGCCTCGCAGGCCGAGCTGCAGGCGCTCATTCAGGCCCTGCAAGCTCAGGTGGCCGCGGGAGAATCGGCTCCCGCGTCCGCGCCCACGGCCGCCCCACCGGACCCGAGCCCCCCTCTGCGACCCACGACCCGTCCCATTCCAGAAATGGTGACGGAGGTGCGGCCTCCCGTGACGTCCTCGGCTCCCGCGGTGCCAGAAACGGACCGACCGATGACCTTAGAAATGCGCCCCCCGGCGGCGAAGAGGAGACGAAAGCGACCCGCTCCGGGTTCCTGGCGGTCCCGACTCAACAGCCTGTCGGGCAACGGGGTGGCGACCTCTCGCCGCCGCATGTGCTACTAGAAAGAGAGAGTAAACGAACGAAAACAAAAGACAGAGTGGGAGAGATGTTGCGAGCGTTAGTGTTTCGGCTGTAAAACAACAGTATGTCGCCGTTTTTTTAGGTCGATCCGTCGCCGGCTGCTTTCGGCATGGCCGCGTTTACGCCCGACCTGACCACCGCGACCCCGCGGCTGCAGTATTTTCACATCGCCGGTCCGAGCACCCGGGAGTACCTGTCCGAGGACCTCCAGCAGTTTATCGCGGCGACCGGAAGCTACTTTGAATTGAAAAACAAGTTCAGGCAGACGGTGGTCGCGCCTACCCGCAATGTCACTACCGAGAAGGCCCAGCGGCTTCAGATCAGGTTCTATCCCACCCAGACGGACGACACCCCCAACAGTTACCGGGTTCGGTACAGCTTAAACGTGGGGGACAGCTGGGTGTTGGACATGGGAGCGACCTACTTCGACATCAAAGGCGTGCTCGACAGAGGTCCTTCCTTCAAGCCCTACGGCGGCACGGCTTACAACCCCCTGGCCCCTCGCGAAGCCTTCTTTAACAACTGGATTGTGGACGAAGACAACAAGACGATCATCACCGGACAAATGACCAATCCTTACGAAAACAACCCCCAGACTTCGCCCACGGCAACGGCTAACGCCGTTGCCAGTGTTTCCGGCACATATCCCAACCCTAACATGGGTCCCGGCATTAGCGAAATGGGGGCGCTGAGCTCCACCCTAGCAACTCAAGTCGGGTTGGCTGGTCGCTTTGCCAAGGTGTCGAGCGAGAACACGCGCCTGGCCTACGGGGCGTACGTCAAACCTCTGAAGAACGACGGTTCTCAGTCTTTGAGCGCGACTCCCTACTATGTGCTGGACAGCACGAGCGCCAACTATCTGGGTGTAATGGGAGTAGAGGACTTCACGCAGAGCCTCACTTACCCCGACAGTCTGTTGATCCCGCCACCTTCCGAATACGGAACGGTGAACACCGGGGTGATGAAGGCCAACAGACCCAACTATATCGGGTTCCGGGACAATTTCATCAACTTGCTGTATCACGATACCGGCGTGTGCTCCGGCACCCTGAACTCCGAGCGGTCTGGTATGAATGTAGTGGTGGAACTGCAGGACCGGAACACCGAGCTCAGTTACCAGTACATGCTCGCCGACATGATGTCCAGGCATCACTACTTCGCTCTCTGGAATCAGGCCGTGGATCAATACGATCACGACGTGCGCGTGTTTAACAACGACGGCTACGAGGAGGGCGTCCCCACATACGCCTTTTCGCCCGAGGGAACGGGTCGCGGTCCTATCAGCACGACTAACATTTCGCTGTCAGGGGTGAAGTTGTACGTAAATGGTAATAACGACAAAGGCGATCAGCTGTCGGGAGACTACAGCACCTACCTAAATGCAGGTAGCATACCGTCCTACGAGATCGATCTGGCGGCCTCTCAACGGCGAAATTTCATCATCACCAATATCGCCGACTACCTGCCCGATAAGTACAAGTACAACATTTCCGGGTTCAACCCCGAAACCGATAACGTGGACCCCACCACTTACGCGTACATGAACAGGAGGGTGCCCCTGACCAACGTGGTGGATCTGTTTACCAACATCGGGGCCAGATGGTCCGTCGACCAGATGGACAACGTCAACCCCTTCAACCACCACCGCAATTGGGGGCTGAAGTACCGCTCCCAACTGCTCGGAAACAGCCGATACTGCCGTTTCCACATTCAGGTGCCTCAGAAATACTTTGCCATCAAGAATCTGCTCCTGCTGCCCGGCACCTACACGTACGAATGGGTGCTCAGAAAGGATCCTAACATGATCCTGCAGTCCAGTCTCGGGAACGACCTGCGCGCCGACGGCGCCTCTATCGTCTATTCGGAAGTGAACCTGATGGCCAATTTCATGCCCATGGACCACAACACCAGCAATCAGCTCGAGCTGATGCTGAGGAACGCCACCAACGACCAGACGTTCGCGGACTATCTGGGAGCGAAGAACGCGCTCTACCAGGTGCCCGCCGGGTCCACCGCCCTCACTATCAATATCCCCGCCCGTACCTGGGAGGGAATGAGGGGATGGTCCTTCACTCGCGTGAAAGCTTCCGAAACGCCCCAGATCGGTGCTCAGTACGACATCAACTTCAAATACTCGGGTTCGATTCCCTACTCGGATGGCACCTTCTACCTGACCCACACCTTCCGTAACATGAGCGTGCTCTTCGACACGTCCATCAACTGGCCGGGTAACGACCGGCTGTTGGCACCCAATCTGTTCGAAATCAAGCGTCACGTCGGTATCGATTCCGAGGGCTTTACGATGTCCCAATGCGACATCACCAAGGACTGGTACTTGATTCAGATGGCCACCAACTACAATTACGTGTTCAACGGGTATCGGTTCTGGCCCGACCGTCAGTACTTCCACTACGACTTTTTGAGAAATTTCGATCCCATGACTCGTCAGGGTCCCAACTTCCAGGACTCTACTCTCTTCGATCTCACGACTTACGAGCCTACTCCGCCGCCAGAGGCAGGCGAAGCCCTCACCGGTCAGGACGCGGTGCGTAACAACTCGGGCTACATCGCGCCGCGCAGCTGGCCCGTGTACAGCGCGCAGCAGGGAGAGTCCTGGCCCGCCAATTGGCCGTACCCGCTCATCGGCACCGAGTCCATTCCGTCCACGCAAATCGTCAACTACAAGAAATTCCTGTGCGACAACTACCTGTGGACCGTGCCTTTCAGCTCCGATTTCATGTACATGGGCGAACTGACGGACCTGGGTCAGAATCCGATGTACACCAACAACTCGCACAGCATGGTGATCAACTTCGAGTTGGACCCCATGGACGAGAACACGTACGTCTACATGCTCTACGGCGTGTTCGACATGGTCCGGGTGAACCAACCCGAACGCAACGTGCTGGCGATGGCCTACTTCCGTACGCCTTTCGCGACCGGTAACGCTGTGTAAATGCCTGATCGTGCCCGTACTACCGTTTAGATGGCCGGAACCACCGAAAGTCAGCTGAACCAGCTCGTCGGGGCGATGAGACTCCGGCACCGGTTCTTGGGCGTGTTCGACAAATCCTTTCCCGGGTTCCTCGATCCTCACCGTCCGGCCTCGGCTATCGTGAACACCGGGTCCCGAGCCTCGGGGGGCATGCACTGGATCGCCTTCGCCTTCGATCCGATCGGGCGAAAATGTTACATGTTCGATCCGTTCGGATGGTCCGACAGGGAACTGTGGAACCTGTACAAGGTCAAGTACGACGCGTTCTTGCGGAGGACGGGGCTGAGGCAGCCCGACAGGTGTTTCGAGCTGGTCCGCTCGACCGAAGCCGTGCAGTGTCCCTGCTCGGCGGCCTGCGGGCTCTTCAGCGCGCTGTTCATCGCCTCGTTTGACCGCTACCACACGCGCCCCATGGCCGGGAACCCCATCATCGACACGGTGATCGGGGTAAAACACGCCAACATGTACAAACCGGAGTTTCGGGAAATCTTGCACCGCAACCAGGAGCGCATGTACTATTGGTTCATGAAAGAGAACCCGTACTTCCGCGCCCACGAAGAAGAGCTCAAACGGGAAACGGCCCTCGACACGGTGCCTACAAACCACTACGAGCGACACTGACGCGTGTATATTCGTTTTAAAATTTAACTTTATTATTTGTACACTCGTTCCAATAAAGAACACCCTTCGCCAAACGGCTGCGCTGGGCCTGTCGTCGTCTCCTTTGCTTCTTACGCGAAAGGGTCTCCGGCGTCCAAGGGCTGGACGGGAGCGATCACCTCGGTCTTGAATCCGAAGCGGTCGTGCCAACGGAACTCGGGGACGTGGGTCGGTGCCTGCACGCCCGTAGCGGACACGACCAGCTCGGTCGCGAACACGTAGGCGTGGCGCAGATCCATCGAGGACAGGCGCCAGGCGCAGGTCTTATCCGTGTTACGGCGCCCCGAGCGACCGTTGGACCCGTCGGTCGCGGACGGAGACTGGGGGTTGCAGCAGGTGAAGACCATGGTATGGGGGTACTTCTTGTGCGCTTTCATGTCGGCGCGGGCGCGGGCCGTATCCGAGGCGATGTCGTCGGTGCCGCTCAGCTTGTACGGGGTCATGCGGCAGACCTGGCGGCCGCTGATGGGGCTCTGGGCGGCGTAATTGCAGTTGCAGTTGGTGGAGATGAGGATGTGCTCCTCGGCGCGACGTTTCTCGGCGTTCGGGTACAGGGCTTTGGTCCACTCGAGATCGTGGCGCATGGCGCTCACGGCCTTAGCCGCGTCCGAGAACACCATGCCGCAGCTCCCGATCGCGTGCGGATACGGGAAACCGCTGTGCTCGGCATCCTTGGCGCACACCGCATTGCGCTCGAAACGGAGGACCACCACTTGCTTGCCGAAACGATTCTTTTCCACCTGGCCGTTCTGCTCGGCGATGGCGCGCTTTCCCGCTTCGCTGGTCGGATTTAGCTCCACCGTGCGAGGCTTAGTGAACATGGCGGAGCCGTGCAGACACTTAGGCATGCACGTACCGAACTCCCATCCGTGGCGCCAGACGTGCGCGCCGCCGGGAATGAACTTAGGCTCCAGGTCGGCCATGCCGTAGACCATGGCGGCCACGAAACGACCCACTTGATTGTGAAAGGAGTCGAAGCTCGAAAAGGTAAGTCGAAACTCGGGGTGTCTTTTGCGCACGAAAGTACCTCCCAGCTTGGTCCAAATGGCGTCGTCGGGTCTAATGGTACACCCCTGCCACCTCAAGTCGAGGCGATCGCAGAGCGTAGTCAGAAACTTCATGGCTTTCTGAGCACCAAACTCTACAGGATCGTTCAGAGGCTTCTCGATACCCTCCTCGTCTTCGTCATCGTCGCTGGGCAGCGGCGGAGCGGCAGACGCCTTCTTTCGCTGCGGCGCCGCCATCTCAGCCTCTTCGGCGGCCGCGAGGGCGTCTTCATCCTCTTCCTCGTCGGTGTCGTTTACGACGGTCGGCCGTTTTTCCTTGCGCGGTTTCTTCGCCGCGGAAGGAGCCCCCTTCGGGCCCTTCTTCTTGCCACCTTTCGGCGCGGTCTCCGCGGCCTGGACGTCGAGGTCCTCGTCGTCCAGCTCCGCGACCGCTCTCTTGGTCGATTTCGCGTTCGAATCCTTCACCATGGCGACCGTCGCTCCGCCGCGCTCCTCTTCTCCGTCACCCGGAGAGCTCTCCTCCGAACTGGAGAATACCTCCTCGATCTCCAGTCTCCTCTTTTGTACCCTCGAGGGCTGACCTATTGGTCGAAAAAGAATCGACGTAAACGGCGAAACCCCGCCTAAAGACCCCGGAGGCGGTATAAAAGCGCCCGTGGGATGTCACCCCTCACTCTTATGCGCTCGGAGGTCGCGAAAGACGCGTCCCCACGCCGCTTACCTCGACGAGCCGTCGACGTGGGCGACTTCGGGCGCTGCCGCCAATCCGACTCCGAGTCGTCCGACCCGGGCATCGGCGTCTTCTCGCGCGTCCGCCTCTTCGGCGCTTGCTGGTCCTCGCCGTCGGAGCTCGCGTCCCACTCTTCTTCTCGCCCTGCAGCCGCCGACATCGCGGTTCCTACTTCGGTTGATTCTCCTAAAAAGGTCGGAATCGACGCGAAAGCATCATGCAGGCCGCCCGAGAGCGCAAAGCCGTGGCCACGCTGGGCCTCGTCTTCGCCACGGTCAAGGAGAAGATCGGCTGGCGGCGGTTCGTGGAAGCTATCCAACGGTACGTGGCTGACGCCTACGGTGCTTTCCTGACACTCAATGCGGAAACCGCACCCGTCGGGGGCGACGAAGATAACGCCGTCAGTGTGCTCATTGACACTTTAGGCGAAGAAAGGGCTATTTTAGCCGCTTATCGGGTGGCGGAAGAGCTATTAGACGATAAGCCGCTGCCAAACGACGGCGAGAACAATGGGACCGAAAATCCCCGGGATGCCGCGCATACTTTTGCGGAGAGTCCCGAATCGGACGAGGACGTACAAAAGGCGTCCGCCGAGAGCTCTCCCGACACACCAGCTCGGAACCTTACCGCGGAAGCCGTCATCGTGTACATCGACTCGGACGGCGGTTGCGAGGAGGACAGCAGCGAAGAAGATCAGGAGGAGGACGTGGAAGAGGAAGAAGAAGAAGAAGAAGAAGAAGACGAAGAGGAGGAGGAGGAGGAGGAGGAGGAGGAGGACGACGGAACACCCGAGTCTACCCCTTCTACCGTCATCGAAGCGGCGAATCTCTCGCCGGTCGGCACCGACGAAAGCCACGGGGAACCCGACGGCGAGCCCGATGACGACGGTGACGACGGAGAGGACGAGGGAAGAAATTCTGACGAGGATAGCGGATACTATTCGGCGGATGGGGGACCTGATCGATCACCGCCGCCTTCGGTGTCCGAACAAGACCGACCACCCTCTCCCGTCGCCCTCCTGGAACTGGTTGGTGATCGCGGTGACAGCGATCACGGTGAGCCAGATAGCACCGCTCCTTCCGACGGTCCTGGGGAAGCTCCGTCGGCCGACGGGGTAGACGAGGAGCAAGAGCAAGACGAACAAGAGGGAGAGACCGCCGTCCCCGCCGCCACCGCTCAGCCCGCTTTCGACAAATGCCTCCAACGGCAAGCCATGATGCTCACCGGCGCTTTGAAAGACGCTTTGCCCGAGCAGGAACGCGACGTGCCCCTCTGCGTCGATAGCGTGCAATACCAGCTCGAACGCTACATCTTTAACCCCGATATGCGCGCCCCTCCGGAATATCGCGAAGTGCGCTTTAACTTCTATCCGCCCTTCATGCGCCCCAAAGCGATCGCGAACTACCACATTTTCGCCGTCACAGCGCCCATTCCGGCAAGTTGCAAAGCCAACCGCAGCGGGAGCCAGCTCTTAGAAGCTTGCCGCGACATGAAAGTGTTCAAGCGCTTACCTCGTTGGCGCCTCAACGTCCAATCCGACGACGGGCTCGGGGACGAAGTGGTACCTGTAACAGAGCTGACAGATGCCAAATTAGTCCCTCTCAAGGACGACGTATCGCGGTTGCAGTGGGCTAAAATGCGCGGCGAACACATCCGCTTTTTCAGCTACCCTTCCCTGCACATGCCTCCCAAGATCTCGCGTATGCTCATGGAGTGTCTACTCCAACCTTTCGCAAACGAAAACGACAAGGCGGAACAGGTCGCCCCCTGCGTGAGCGACGAGGAACTGCGCCTGATCGTAGATCCGGAGCAGAGAATGAGAGGCGAGGAACTCTACAAGGCGATGCTCAAAAGGAGGGCCGTCGTTACCATGGCCGTGCGGTACACCGCTTTGCTCGAGCTCATGGAACGCGTCTTCCGAGAGCCTTCCTCCGTCAAAAAAGCCCAAGAAGTGCTCCATCACACCCTTCATCACGGCTTCGTGGCCCAAGTGCGCGAAACGGCCAAAGTGAACCTGAGCAACTACGCCACCTACCACGGCGTCACCTACAACGACCCGCTCAACAACTGCACGTCAGCCAAGCTTTTCGAAGGTAGAGACAAGGAGGACTACGTGCTCGACACCGTCTACCTTTTCTTGGTTCTCAATTGGCAAACCGCGATGGGTATGTGGCAGCAAGCCATCGATGATACCACCCTGGACATCTACGCGAAAGCCTTTACGCGACAGCGTCGCGCCATTTACAGCCTCGGAAGCGTCACCGAGGTGAGCAAGGCCATCGTCGACATCCTCATGGACGGGGACAGGCTCACGGAGGAAATGCGGAAAGCCCTCCCCAACTTCGTGACGCAGAGCCAGATCTCCGATTTTCGGCACTTTGTTACCGAAAGGTCGAACGTCCCCTCCATGGCCGCCCCGTTCTACCCCTCCGATTTCGTCCCGTTGGCTTTCCGACAGAGCGCCCCTCTGCTCTGGGACCAGGTCTACCTCCTCCAGATCGCCTTTTTCCTCACCAACCACGGAGGATACCTGTGGGAACCGCCCGAGAGCGAAGCGGAGGTGCCGCAGCACCGCACTTACTGCCCCTGCAATCTCTGCAGTCCGCACCGCATGCCGGCGGATAACGTCGCTCTGCACAACGAAGTGCTCGCCATCGGCACTTTCGAGATTCGCAGCGCCGAAGGCAAATCTTTCAGGCTCACGCCCGAACTCTGGGCCAACGCCTATCTCGATAAATTCGTGCCCGAGGACTTCCATCCTTTCACCGTGTTCCACTTTCCCGAAAACCGCTCTTCCTTCACCAAAAATCACACCGGTTGCGTCACGGAAAGTCCGGAAATCCTCTCTCTGATTCGTCAGATCCAGGCCTCCAGGGAGGAGTTTCTCCTCACCCGAGGCAAGGGGCTCTACAAAGACCCGCAGACCGGCGAAACGCTCACCACTTCGGCCGGGGCAGAGAACCGTCCTGGAGCCTCCGGCGGAGCGCCTCTACCGCCCGCTGCCGCCGGTACCTGCGGAGGAGCTCCAGCGCCGCCGAAACCTCCTAGGGCTCTACGGTCTGCCTGCCCTGGTGCTGCAGACCCGGACTCCCAGAGCGACTACGGGGACGCTGCTCTCGCGTCAAACTACGGCCGATATGGCTCAGAGGATGCTGGACGAGAAAATCAGAGTTACCGAAGACCCTCCGGAGCCCGAGAACGCCGTTCCCTTCCCTACGGACGCCCGGTTCGTGGGGGCTTCGCCCGTGGCGGAGGACCTGGAAGTGAGCGAATCAGACGGAGAAACGTTAGGAAGCCGGGACACCGAGGAGGATCTGAGTACCATCTCGGAGGAGGAGGAGGACCCCGAAGAGATGGAGAAAGAGAATATCCCACCGCGGCCCTCCTCGCTGCCTCTGGACGGGACGCGGAATCGCAAGCGCCGCCGCTCCGCATCCTCGCCCGGGAAGGAGCTGAAGAGGCCTCCGATCCGAAAGAGAGCCAAATCCGATAAAGACGCGGAGACCGCGCCCGCGTTCAAAAAGCGCCGTCCTCGAGGTAACTATAGAAGCTGGGTCAGGCACCGCGTGGCGATCTGCCAAGCGCTCCGCGACGCCGTTTTCGACCGAAGGCTGGCGGCCGAAATCCTAAAGAGAGCGCGCGGTATCTTCGTACCGCCCACCGTGCTGGGCTACTACGCCCGCAAACTCCTAGAACTTCCCGACGAAGATCACTGATCGTCGGCTTTTTCTTTCTCCTTTCCTTCTTAGCGGCTCCCGCTACCGCCTCTGACACGCTCCCTCCGCCTCTCCCACCGAAAAGACGCCCCAAAAATACGCCGCGGACCGACTCGTCCTTCGAATTGGTCCCTCCCGAGGTCGCAGACTTGAAAGCCAACATCCTCGACGTGCTCGTCGAAATCGAAAATATCGCCAAAAACGACCCCTCTCGGCGCGTTTCCATCCGCAACCGCACCCGGGAAAGCATCACTCGGCAGTTACACTACGTCAAGGACGAGCAAAAACTCACCAAGCTTAAGGCAGATGCGGAAAAAATCCTGCACCTGTGGAAATCCCTTTCTTAATCCCGCTTCTTTTATAGCGCTACAGACCGCGTGACTGAGCCCGCGGCAACACCATGAACCTCCTCGAAGCCACTCCTACCGAGTACGTGTGGAAATACAACCCCCTCTCCGGGATTCCCGCCGGCGCGCAACAGAATTACGGAGCGACCATAAACTGGGTGGTGCCCGGAGGCAACAGTTTCGCTTACGCGGCGGACGAGATAAGACGGCACACCCTAAGCCCTGCCGCCACCCGCGCGATCACCGAACGTTTCGAAGCTGAGTCAGACCAGCAACCCTTCGCCAACGCCCGGGAAACCGCCTACATCACCGCCAACGTGCTGGACTCTGGCTTTCCAAAGTCCGCCGTGTACCCCGTGGACCCTTCCGGAGTTCAACGGGTTCAGCTCTCGGGCGGCGCCGAAGGCCGGATGCAACTCGCGGGTGGCCTCACCGAAGGTCGAGTGCAACTTTCGGGAGGTGTCCTAGGACACGTCGTGCCTCCTGGGGGGAGAAGACGCGCCGGCGGGCGTCCGCCGCGATGGTGTGGGACCGCTCTCGCGGGAAACGGGCTTCCCGAGGACGCCGAAGTGGTTTCGGATACCTACAAGTACTTCCTCCGCACCCAGGGACCCAGCCAAGTCGTGCAAGAACCCGGCGTGTACTCGCGGAGGCAGTTCATGACCACCTTCCTGCCGGCCGTGGTGCCCCGACCTTTCAGCAGTCCCAATCCGCGCGACTTTCCCGCGCAGTACAGCGCCATCTACAAAGGCACCAACGCGTACGAGGACGTATTTTGGGACTGGTGAAGTCCCTCTTCGCGGCTTACCCGTTGCTGACGGTGCTCTGTTTCGCAATAAAGTTCTTCCAATTCAGCCTCGCTGAACGGTTCCCGCCTCGTTATTGTCACGCGTTCGCCTCCGTCGCTCACCACGCGCGCGCGAAACCGTCTTTTGATCCAAAAGACGTAACCGGGGTTTAGGGGTTGCGCAAACCTCACGATCGCCTGGTCGTTGACTTTCAACCAATATTTTTTAGGAGCCTGCGACTCCGTCTCCGACATGGCGACCTCCACTCCTCACGCCTTCTCCTTTGGCCAAATCGGCTCCCGAAAACGGCCTGCGGGCGGCGATGGCGAGCGAGACGCCTCGAAAGTGCCGAAAATGCAGACCCCCGCTCCGAGCGCGACCGCCAACGGAAATGACGAGCTGGACCTGGTCTACCCCTTTTGGCTCCAAAACGGCTCTACCGGAGGAGGCGGCGGCGGCGGTTCCGGTGGAAACCCGTCCCTCAACCCGCCGTTTTTGGACCCCAACGGACCCCTGGCCGTCCAAAACAACCTCCTGAAGGTCAATACCGCGGCCCCCATCACCGTCGCCAATAAGGCCATCACGCTGGCCTACGACCCCGAAAGCCTTGAACTCAATAACCAGCAGCAACTGTCGGTCAAAATCGACCCCGAGGGCCCTCTGAAGCCCACCGCTGACGGAATACAGCTTTCGGTTGACCCTACGACGTTGGAGGTTGATGCCGACGATTGGGAGCTAACCGTGAACCTCGACCTTAACGGACCTTTGGATGCCACCGCTTCAGGCATTACCGTCAGGGTCGACGACACACTACTCATTGAGGATGACGACTCCGGACAAGGCAAAGAGCTGGGTGTCAATCTCAACCCCGCCGGCCCCATTACGGCGGACCAAAACGGTCTCGACCTAGAGATCGATGACCAAACTCTGAAAGTCAATTCAGGCACGAGTGGAGGGGTTCTCGCCGTGCAAATCAAACCCCAAGGCGGACTCACGAGCCAAACGGACGGCATCCAAGTAAGCACTCAGAACAGCATTACCCTTAATAACGGCGCTCTGGACGTGAAAGTAGTGGCCGACGGGCCCCTTGCATCCACAGCCAACGGTCTCACTCTGAACTACGACCCCAGTGATTTCACCGTAAATGATGCCGGGACCTTAAGCATACTTCGGAACCCCTCTGTTGTTGCCAATGCCTATCTTACGTCCGGGGCATCTACACTGCAACAGTTCACCGCCCAAGGGGAAAACTCTAGTCAGTTTTCCTTTCCGTGTGCTTATTATCTTCAACAGTGGCTTTCCGATGGGTTGATTTTTAGCTCCCTCTATCTGAAGCTCGACAGAGCACACTTCACGCACATGCAAACGGGTGACACTTATCAGAACGCCAAGTACTTTACCTTCTGGGTTGGAGCGGGCACTTCATTTAATCTTTCTACCCTTACCGTACCCACTATTACACCCAACACCACACAGTGGAATGCATTCGAACCTGCCCTTGATTACTCAGGGGCTCCTCCCTTCGACTACCTCTCGACTTCCGTACTTACAATTTATTTTGAACCCACCACTGGTCGACTGGAAAGCTATCTCCCCGTCCTTACCGGTAACTGGAGCCAAACACCCTACAACCCCGGCACCATCACCCTGTGTGTAAGAGCGGTAAGGGTTCAATCGAGATCACAACAGACCTTCAGCACTCTAGTCTGTTACAATTTCCGCTGTCAGAACGCGGGCATTTTTAACAGCAACGCTACAGCGGGAACCATGACCCTGGGTCCTATCTTCTTTAGTTGCCCTGCCGTAAGCACCGTCAACGCTCCTTAATTCAATAAAAAATGAATCACACAATATGAAGGTCTACTGTGATTTTTATTAAAGCAGCCATACTAGTTCTCCTGGATACCCATCAGTCTGTCCCACTCTCCGCGTTGCCAATAGTACAGGCAGTTCACGGCGTCCACGTACCACGATTCGCTCACCAGAAAGACCCGCTGCGCGGGAAAATCCACCATCATTCTACGGATGTAGTGACAGGGGAGCGCCCCCATCTGGCCGAGCGTGGCCACCGCTTCCACGAACACACCGGTGTTGTGCGGCGGTACATAGATGATCATGCCCAGAACTCCTCCCGCGGGCACGGCGCAGAAGACGGGATAAAATTCGGTAAACATGACGGCGGCCCACGCCGCTACGAAGTACACCCCTTCCAGACTAGGGTCGCCTTCCAGCCTGCTCCAAAGGTACACGGAGAGACCACTGCTGTCGGGTTGACTGCACACGGCCATCGGCACGCGTCTCATCTCAAATCCGTGGCAGTGACACCGCTCCGGAAGCATCTCGAATTCTTCCAAACATAGAAACTGGTGCGCGTGGACGGCCGGTACGAAACGCAAATCTCCTTCCCCTGCTCCCGCCGCGGGTTGATGTTCCCCTATGTCTTCGCCCCATAACCTCTGAGCGGCCATGATCTACACCTGAGATTCTTCGCGCTCTATCTCTGTATACACGTGTTCCGCAGAGCCGCCGTAGACCTCTTCCTCGTCGCTACCTGCCGGTGGCGCTCTCAGCAACGACAGTTCCAGTGGCGTCGGCGGCGGTGGTACAGAAGGAGGCGGTGAACGGGTATCCGAGCGGGAGTCGTAAAACGGATTGCTGCTCACAGTCCAATTGGGGGAACGGGCGGGAAACTGAGACAGGGAACGCAGCCAGGAGAATCGACGTGATGGCTCGCGGTTATTAGGCAATGGTGGGGGTAAAGCAGAACACCGGCGACGGATACTCAACGGTGTCCTCGGATGCTCTTGAGGACCTCCCGCAATGATTCTCCGCCACTGCACGATCAGCAATACAAACGCGATCGTAGCTAGAAGAGTGCAACAGCCAAACATCATAAACACGTAGGGAACGGCATGTAAATATTGACTGAGGAAGAGATAACTGGCGGCCACCGCACCGCAGTGAATGAGTCCCACGGTCACAGCCAGAAGCAGCAGAAGGCCTGCCTCTCTGCGGCGTTGGCGCATCCGCACCTATCAATAGAAAAAAGGGGACTTTCTATCACCCTCCACGCGTGCCCGACGCTTGGACATGCAATTCCGCAAATAGGACAACTGAGCTATAGTGGCTAGGGGCAAGGGCTGTCTAAGAGGGCATCCGGGGCAAGAAGCTTCGGGGTGATGGTCGCAGTACGTGCCGTGAACATGCAGTACCCATTCTTCTACATCCACAAACGTGGCGGTACGGAAAGCGGGAATGTAGCATAACCCCCGCGACACCATGCTCCAGCAAGCGGGGTCGGCCATCTCTTTCAGCATGGATCGGGTCATCAGAGGCTGGGTCACGGGACTGCCCTTCCCGCAAGTCTTAAGGATAACGGTCGCCACCACATTGGTGCGACACGCACCCAGGTACAGGACAGGGTATTTCAAAAACGGCAAGTGCTCCGGCACAACCGTCCGAGAGACTTCGTAACACAGGGATTGAAGGGCCAATCTGAAGGCGACACCGGTCTCTAGAACCAGACCCGTGTCTACGAACAGAAAATCGGTTTTGTTTTTGCGAACCATCCATGCCCGATGTTTCTCTATCAGAGATTCCCGCGCTACAAACAGGCGTCTCGAAACCGCTCGCAGAATCTCCTCTTTTTCCGGAGGCGTTAAGGGCAACCGAGACTGTAGTCTCAAAATGACGTTCAACAGAACGCACGGTCCCGTCTTGAGTCTGAGATACTTCGAACATCGGCAGCTCACTACCGTATACAGGGACTCGTGCCACAAGTAATGCTGGGGTTTATCGAAGAGACTAATAGAGGCTACGGAACGGCTCGTGTGATACTCCATCATGCGTTCCGCTGCTTCTTGGGACGGTCCCTGTCTGACCAGGATGCTGAACCATATGGCTCCGCATTCGTTTTGATAGCCGCAACCCCGGGTAAGGGCAACCACCTCCTATACGAAAGAAATGGGTCGCCTTGAGACACCGAGGGAAACCGATCGAGGAAACGGGGGCAGAGAAAAGCTATCACTCACCGAATCAGAACACAGAGGCATGATGTGTAATTAGACAGCTCTTTTATTGATCAGTTATCGTCACCTGCAAAAACATCAGACGATATGGTAAGCAATGTCACAGCAGCAACTGCCATCGCGATGGCAGAACAGATACAAGACAACCCCAGCCGTGAATAGCGCGGTTGCAACGCCGGCCGCGATAATCGAATTACGAGCAACACCGTCATCCCAAAATTCACGGATTAGGGAGTAGAATTCTCCTCCGAGACGCGCAGTAGAGGGGACGGATCCTGAAGCGCAACTATTGCTCTTACACGACGCCGAGGTACGTATAATAAAACTATCACCATGACCAGAAACGCAAATACAACAACCGTTAAAAAAATAGCTCCCGTTGACATGCCCGGTAGGACTGAACCGTCCACGCCTAGGTCCGCTGGACGTCCCTGAAGCCTTTCTAGCAGCGGAACCGGATCCGAGACATTGAGGAACACAGTCTTTACCGTCTCTTGATACGTCTCGGTCGAATTTAAACTGGAAGCCGAACCGGTGTCGTTCCACAGAGCATCCGGGCTCCAGGTAGGATATGAAGGGTTCCGCGTCGATTCGGGAAATGTATAGTTCTGTAACGACTGGTCTGTAGTCAGCGGCGCAACGGTATACCCGGGCGATGCAGGAGCACGTTCTAGCGGAGTGACCGTAACCTTCAATTTGATGACTTCAAATTCAAGGAAGAAGTCCAGTTCAAATACTCCATCAGTAAAGAAAGTCACATTGAATTCCTTTTTGATGCGATCCACAGTGTAGACACACTCTGCACTAGTCTGACATAGGTCCCAGAAACTGACAAGGGAGTGAGTGCCTGTATCATCTGTAAGCTGAATGCTGGTCAGCCAGAACGGAGATCTGTTAAGATCTACACGCAATTTTTCACCTACCTTTACTTCGGCATCAGGCAGCTGAAGGCGAAGCATGCCTACGGAGTTCTGTCTGTCGGCTAAGCAACCTTTCTCGGGAGGCACATTTACTAACGATCCAGCATTGGGATTAAGCATTCTACGGTAATGCATTAAAGGAAATCTTTCCTTTGTTCTCATGCAGTAGTGAGCATGACGTCCGCTAGGATCAGGCGTAGGGTTGCAGTGCATGGTGTGTACGTAACCTCCCGTCATAACCTTACGCGAACTTTTCGGAGGAGGCGTTGATGAATCTTGATAGTACCCATGGGGTATGATAACGTGCACGAGATAAATTTGAGCATGTGGATTCCAATGACGAATCCACAGAACTTCCTCTGCAAGGTCTGTATATGCTACAGCTGTTAGCACATCATATCTCCCGTAACGCAGTGTTTGTTCGCTGTAACCGCCTATGAACATACCGCTATTAGCAGACCCCACTACTATGATCATAAGAGAGGAAACGAAGTCTCTCTTGTAAATCGGTGCATAAGTCATCTCTGACATGTACTTAATTGGAATGTGATTAAAGTAAGACGTGTATCTATAATCCCTACTCATAACGTAGCCGTTCCATGAACTACGAACGGGTCCGACTTTAAAACCAGGCTCCAGTACGTGGAACACCGGGAGACCTGTTCTCACATCTAAAGTCTTGAGAAATTTAGGAACTATCATTCTATGAAAGCAACCGCTCTTACTCCATGTATCTCCCCAGGAAAACTCTTCACACACTGTCTGACCCCACACACTCTCGGCACATACCCTGCCCGACCAACCCCCATGGATACCACAGCTTCTACCTCCCTTATCCTCTACCATTATGTCCTCCGAAGCTGTATACCCTCCCGTTATCCACGAACCACCCGTTTTTAAAACGGCTACGTATTCCGCATCGGTTTGATCTAATCCACCCGTAACAGCCGTAGGTTCTAAGCCAATTATCCTAGTACATTTCCTATCCCTAGAAATGTAAGTCCACTGTCTGCAAATAGTAGAACAGGCATGAGCACCAGCAGAATGACCTATGCAGTGTAACCTTTTCGATTTTGGAATGTCCACCAAGAACTTTCCAAAATCAACATACAGACCGTCATAGTCGTAGTACAACTCCCAGTCAACCAGGAGTAACGCGACAGCAGGTGTCATCTTCTGATGGAAGCGCAACACCTTTCTGAAACTTTGATAACCCATATAATAGCCCGGTACAAGCACAATGATATCGGTTTTGCCAGCTAAGGCACTGTGTAAGCGGTGGTAAATGTCGTATTGGTACGACGCATCGTGGAATCTCGGAACGCCTCCGTGTGATCCGTACCACGTGATTCTCGATGGTGTTCGGCTCAGTCTTCCCACGCCTCTCGGAGCATCAAGATTTAGAGAATCCGGTCTCGCCACGCATGACCGATTGCCCGAATCGAGACATGCAACTGCTGAATTCGCGCCCGAAATCACGGAGGCTCCGAAGAGCACCCCGACCAACTGGAAACAGAACGCATAATTTAGACCCACTCCCGACAGATGATTAGAGGGTCCCGGAGCGAAAAGGGGTAGCGAAGAAAAATCCTTACCACTGAGAGATTCATAGATCGAAGAGTCTAAAGAGAACGTCCGATCCAGTGAAGATCTCCAGCAGGACTGTGACAGACCGGTGAAGTCGCACACAATTTATACTGTCGAATAGTTAATGTTTAAATACTAGAAAGTGCTGACACCCAGTAAATATTTACTTAGTTTGCAGTTCCACTGTTTCCTTATTGCCATGACTGGACAAAACCGCAGATAAGATGTTCCATTCAAGGGAACACGATGTTCCCTCGATAACTTCCAGGTACAAAGTCCAAAAATAGAACTAGGTACTTTATAAATAGTAAGAGCCGACTCCTTGGTGTTTCAGAAGAACACAGACGATCTACAAACAGGACGAACCTAGGAAGACTCAGCACCGCCGGTAAGAACATTTTAATTTTACTTTGTATGATTTTCAATTCCGAAAAACACGTTTCCTGGATCGTGCACGTACGCGGAAACGAAGTTCGAAAAATCAGAGTTGGAATTTTCCAGCTATGGTTAACTATTAACTATATGACGTCACTTGGTTAATTATTAACTCGGTCTAGTTAATGATTAACTATACCTGGTTAATGATTAACTAGACTTAGTTAATGATTAACTAGAAGTTAATGATTAATTAGAAGTTAATGATTAACCTATTACGTCACTCGTTATACATTAACCCATTACGTCACTCGTTATACATTAACTAGTGACGTCATGAGTAAATCATTAACCTTCATGCATATGCATGAGGAGCTACTGAATATGCATGAGAGCCTCATACATATGCATGGAACTTATGCATATTCACGACACTCATGCATATGCATGCATTGGTTAAAGAGTAACCCTATGACTCAGTGTGTATGTTAACGTTGCTTAGCAACGTTAATGATTTACCTGCTGACGTGGCAGCTCCGCCTCCAGGTAAATCATTTACCTGGACTTTGTTCTTTATGTTTATTCACCATGGCAACGCTACCATATATGGACATCCGACTCCGCCTCCCCCGTTATACATTAACGATGGCGTGATAGGCGGAGCTCTCTCCCATTGGCTCTCAATGACGTAGTTCAGGTTAACCATAAGCCAGAACCGCCTATATAGGTAGAGCAGGTAGACCCGGAACACCATTCCCATACGGACCTCCATAGAGTGCGGACCTCTACGGGCTCTCCATACCGGTAAATATTTTATTCCATTTAATCCAATCAAATAAATCAATAATCAACTCAATGCTGTGATTCTGCCTCAAATTCAATGGTGATTTTCTTTAATAAAAAGCCCACCCCCCTTGGCACCCCCCTGTACACCCCCCTGTACAGGCGACCACCCCCTATGGACACCCCCCTGTACAGGCGACCACCCCCTATGGACACCCCCCTGTACAGGCGACCACCCCCTATGGACACCCCCCTGTACAGGCGACCACCCCCTATGGACACCCCCCTGTACAGGCGACCACCCCCTATGGACACCCCCCTGTACAGGCGACCACCCCCTATGGACACCCCCCTGTACAGGCGACCACCCCCTATGGACACCCCCCTGTACAGGCGACCACCCCCTATGGACACCCCCCTGTACACCCCCCTGTACATTTTCTCCCATAGGCTACAATGGAATACTGCCCCCTAGTGTCTCCTGCCGTATGGGACCCCTATGATGTGGGCGCCATTACCTTTGCCACTATGGAGCTCCTCCACGAGGGGGCGCCATTGAAATTGGGAGACCGCATAGAGAGCCTAGCCAATGGGGTGCTTTGGAATCCGGATATCCCCGCCCAGCTCTTCAACTGCCTTTCCATTCGCTCATGGGGATCACATGGGAAGCGCGTCATGTTCCGTGGCCACACCTACCGGATGTACCACGCCCAGTTACGGGTCCGAAGCTCCGCCCCCGTTACTAGGAAACAGGCCGGAAGCCTGCTCCTCAGCCTATCACAGAAGCTCCTCTGTTTCCCCGCCCGCCTTAATACCCACCCCCTCGTGATGCAATTGGGGGTGGAGTCTAACCCTATGGGTCTACCTGTATATACCAAGAGGGCCCTCCAGATGGCGCTAGAGAGTATGCGGGTGCGCATTGCCCCTGACGGCCAGAAGGTGGCGCCACCGGAGATAGGCAAGACCTGTACGGTGAAGCCCCTCAAGACCCCGGAGACCCTCCAGCAGGGGGTCTTTAGTACCACCGATCTAAAAAAGACACTTCCAGAATGGGCTTTTCACCGACTTTTTAACCAAACCCCCTATATTTGTGGATGGAAGATTGGCACCGCGCCAGAAGGGGCGGAGAGTTGGATCGTTACGCTCCACCCCCAGCCTTCGACTCCGCCCCCCACAGGGACCAAGACTCCGCCCACTCTGCAGGACCTTGCCCGGCTGGGCGTGGTCGAGCAGTGCCTCAAGATGAGGAGGCGTGGCCTGGACCGCAGGCACCACCCCTATGCTCAATAAACCAATCAGATTCCAGTACTTGGCTCCTCCTATTTGTGGGCGGGACTTTGCCGGGAGAGGTATAGCGCCCCCTGGCGGCCGTGGGCCGCCACTGCACCCCTGTCGGACTTAGTCTCTGACGGCCGAGGGTCCCGTCGCACTCCAGAGTCAGGGACGGAGTAGTTTCCCTTGCGACCAGCAGAGGGCATCCCTTTATTCCCGGCTCGCGAGTCTCAATAGATACACACCTCATCGGTGTACAGCGTGTCCGCGTAGCGCAGCCCCGTGCACCTCACCCAACCACCTATATCGCGAACGGCTCCGGTACTCACTATGTATTTCCCGACGCGATAGTTCGGATCATTGCACCACTTATTCAAGTACATTCTAAACCATTGCCCTTCGGGGACTTGGCGCTGATAAAAACATTCCCTGAAGTACCGTTTCACCGCGCGAGAACACTTATACAAATATCTGTCCCGCAGGTTGAACATGGTTAAGCACAGAAGCAAGGTCATGTGGCAGGAGCAAGAACCGCCAGGCTGCAACCCCACGCAGTATCCCATCGGATGACCGATCTCCGAGTTCGCCTCCTCGTGGAACGGGTACCATAGCTGCTTCACGTCTTGAACCAGCTTCCAGAACACAGCATCATGCATGCACCAGGGCGGCACGGCAACTCCGAAGATCACGTACAGTGGCATGACTCCTCCGCATCTACGGTACAGGTAAGTTGCACTCTCTCGGCCACACAACCGCCACCCAGCTCTTTCCCGCCTCTACCTACTTACCAGCAGCCCGCTCTGCAGGGAGTACGCAAGATCCAGCAGGTCGTTTCTAACCACCGTCCGAATATGTATATATAGGTAGATCTTATCTTTACAGCGCCCACACCTAGCGCCACTCCGGTTTAGAAATCTGCTGACACATCCGGTAACCGTTACCCGCCCTCCTTTATAGCCACCGCACCCATCAGGTAATTGCGTGTCTCAGTTCTATAAAACAGCGGTCACCTGCGAGACTGCACGTACGCGCGGCGGCACTTCAAAGCATCATGCTGTCCTTCGGATCCGCGCTCGCCGTCCTCCTCTGTCTGACCACCGCACAGAAACCGAGGCAGGAGGGTGAGTCCTTCAATCTCACTACCCACTCTAATCTCACCCTCCATCCCAGACACAGAGGAATTTCGAAGCAGGAGTGGCGTCTTGGGCGAGATATCAAGATAGCCATCTGGGAAAAGGGAATCGGATACAGCTACCCTAAAGGGCCCTTCCAGGGTCGCGTTACCATCAACGAGACCAGTATCACTCTCTTTGATCTCCGTCCCAACGACTCCACTACTCTGACTTACTTCGCCGAAGACAGTGTCGGCACCGAAGAGGAGTACCCGTACGTCCTTAGTATCAGAGGTATGACGCTCTTTACGACCTGCCGTATCGATTCCCCGAGCCGGTATCTCACCCGTCCCCTGTGTACACAGATCCCCTCCGCCCACCTGTCATTAAGGTGATTGGCGAAGCGCAGACAGGCTCCAAAGGCAGATACCGACTGCGATGCATTGCGCAAGATAACCACACTTCGATTACGTATCACTGGTACACGAGTTCCTTAGAACCGGGAAATTCTTCCGAGGAAGTATCCCTCCTAACCGGCAGGGACCTCGCTGTCACCTGTAGGATATCGGACGGACACTCTCGCAATTCAATGACCCTCGTCATTCCACTCAATACAAGTAAGTGATGCGGCGTACGCCCCACAGCATAAGCTGTGCCGCACCCTAACGGACCCTTTGACTTCCTTTAGTGGTTGCTGCTCCGTACGGTTCCGGCTTCACCACCTTGTTCCTAGCGGTGTTGGCCCTCATCCTTCTCTGTGTCATTCTCGGTTACACCTTCAAGAGGCTCTACTGCAAGGCCGACCGCAAGTTCGTCTGTAACCCTTATAGGGAGTGTTTTGGGAACCAACTATAGAGCAAATAAACTTCCCATCTGAGTTTATTTTTTTTCTCCGCGCGTTTGTTAAGCGGTTTCGCCTCTGGGAAAGACGGGGAAATACACGGGGAATACCCCTCCCAACAGAACCCCTTTTCCAGCGCATCCCCGACCTGGCCTGAAAACTTTTCAGACCCGGCACCACAGATTACACAACACACGTAAAATCGGAGTTCTCATTTATTTACAAGTATGTACACGAGACGTAGACAGGGTTCATCAATCGAGGTCCCCTCTCAAAATGTGAACTGTTACAGTCGGGTCTTCGCTGACTTCGCTATCCGTCTCCTCCTCGGTTCGAGCACATAGCATGGAACGGTAATGGAAGCTGACAGACAGCATCACAACCAGGAGTAACAACAGAGACAACGGTAACCACACCGGAAAGCTGTTCTCGGACGCCCTAAGTCCACCTCCCGTTGATACGTTATGATGCTCATGCGGTACTTCGCCCTGGGGTTCCCAGCTGGGAAGTACGGTCACCGTAATCATCTCCGTGGAGCCCGACATCAAGTCCCGGGTCATTTGATACAACCCCGAGTCTGAGCTGGACATGTTCCTGATAGTGATGCAGTTCGTGGTTCTGTTGTAGGTCAATCTTCCTTGATACGGTGCGTACACCACCGGCTCCTTCAGAGCTTGATAATCCTGCAACACAAACTTGCGCGCACCTCCCGCATCCACCGCCGTCACCTCCCATTCCCTGATATGAAAACTTTCGGCAGATCCACACAGAGTCCCACTCTCCCGCTCGTTCACCACGGTGCGGGATACGTTGTCCACCTTCACCGTAGCGTTACCGGGAAGACCCGAAACCGTAAAGTGCGTAAACGCGGCCTTAGTCCCGACAGCGTAAGCATTAGACAGCCAGCACCCGTTATTGGCTTTGATTGCTTCGACATGCAGTGAATTACAGGTTGAATTTAGACGCACCCTCGTCATGTAGCCCACCTCCAACCCCTCCTTGATTTTAGGAATCACGAATGCCACCTTCTGCCATTTCGAGCAGGTACCTCCCGGAGCGTGATACCAGAGTAGAAGCGTATGGTCCGCGCAGCGGTCCGTGGCCAGCGTCAGCTCCTTACGCCCTCCTACGACGACAGCAGCCGAGGCAGCAAGACACAGAAGCAGGTGCATCGCGAGAACGGCACTCATCACTGGTGAACCCATGTCTGCGAATCCCCGAGCGATGGTGTGCAGCTCGAACCCTCCGGTCGCTTTTTTAAACGTACCGGACACCACCAGCGCTTACACATTAACCCGCACCGTCAGCGGAATACCTGAATTACCTTTGACCTTTTCCGCCTACTCAGCACCACGCCCTCGACCTTTGGTCGAACACGTAGACACACTACCGCTATCAAGTAATAAGGAAGTGAAACAGTGAATAATCCTCTTGCACCACACCCACACGGAAACGCTGAAGGTGGCGAAACCGTCCAGGTAAATATTCACCCAATACACCACACCCCATTCACTCATTAACCATTCCGGTCTATATATACCATTCTGTACCACAAGCTCACAGACCGCAGCGGCAACCTCGAGCGCTATTGTCCTGTCCGGATAAAGCTGTGATCAACTCCCTATCATGAAGACGACGCAGGTAAGAACTTATCCCCGCCGACCTCACCGCCACCTTCTCCTGCTTCCATGAAAAATCAAACCCCTTATTCCTCTGTACACAGGTCTTGCTCCTCCTGTGTCTCTGTCCTGTCCTGAGCAGCGCTACGCCAGCGCCCCCTGTCTCTCCTACCGATGCCAACCGTACCGATCCCTCTACCGAGAGCCCGTACACGTCTTCCGTCAACAACACCACCGCGTCCCCTCTCTCCGTATCCTCCTTACCTTCATCCGCGGCGACCACATCTTGCGATGACGCACTAGAAGAAGACTGCTGGTTCGCGGAAAGCAGCGCGGACTACGCACCCATTCCCTGGAATACCGAGGAGAACACAACCTTGGTTATTCCGGCACAGGTATCCGTTTCGCCCTCCAAGTCCACGACGCCCGCAGCGGTCATGGTCGGTATCGCACAGAAAGCCGTGGACCGCGGATACTCCAGCAAGGACCACACCTCCCATATCGCCACGGGCGTTACCATAGCCGGAATCGCCATACTCATCGTTCTCGTCATCGTGGCCTTTCGCACGAAGGCTCGGGAACCGCGCCCAGTGCGGTCCATCTATCTGGGCGTTCCTCCCCCCGACGTAGATCTTACCGTATAAAACCATAATAAAGTTGCAGCTGTCTCATCGCACAAAAATCTTCCGTGTCCTGTGTCTGTCTCGTCGCCGTCCGCGGGCAAAGGTTAACCCGGAATCAATCTCCCTGCGGATTTCCGTATCCGTCAGTTCCTGGGCGTTCCCGAAAGTGTTCACGGAAGACACGCCCGTGCGGGCGTGGCTGACCGATCATTCGAAAAATGATCCGCGAGCGCCCTCTGTCGGCGGCGGCGGGAATAGGGGGTGTGGGGGAGTGTATTTTAAGCAGGTATATATAGATGATG